AACTCCTGTTCTAGTCCCGTGACGCGCGCCACCCTCCCACGACACCCACCCCCGGCACATCTGCAGGCGCGGGGCGCTTTCGCCGGGCCGACCCCCCACACCCCCGCCCCCACAACCCTCGCAAATTTTGTGGGCTGTAAACCTGAGCCATATCACAGCCCTTCACAAACTTCCCTTCCCCCCTCAGCCTGAACCGTACAATGTGCCCGGTCCGTTAGCCATATCACCCCGACCGTTGACTTTCCTCACGCCCGGAGCGATCATGCCCGGGTGAAAGGAGGCCCGACCGATGAACGACCTGCTACTGCCCGTTGATCCACCGCAGATCGAGTTTCAGGTGGACCGCCCCCTTACGCCGGAGGACCTCGCCAACCGCGGCTCTACCAGTCGCAAGACCTCCCTGAGGCGCATCACCGACCGCCATCACGCGATGGCTCGGGCGATCGCACTCGGCGCCACCACGGCTGAGGTCGCCGTCATCTACAATATGTCCACCGTCTGGGTGAACGGGCTCAAGGCCGACCCCGCGTTTCGCGAGCTTGTGGCGTTCTACGCCCGGGCCGACGACCTTACCATGCGCACCACCGTTCAGCGGATGGCCAGCGTAGCCAATGACGCGATCGACCTGATCGAGGAGCGCCTGGAGAACGAGGAAACCCGCGACAAGGTCTCCATAGGGCAGGCCCTTGAGATTGCCAAGACCTTTGCCGACCGTACCGGCAACGGGCCGCAGTCCACGTCCGTCCAGATCAACGTTCATGCCGGGCTGGCTGATCGTATGGCTGCGGCCCGGCGCCGCGCGCAAGAGGCGATGATCGACATCACACCCCCGGAGGCTGACGAATGACGGAGGACGATCTCCTCGTCGCGCTCGCCGGCTTCTCCCGCGACCCCTTGGGGCTCGTCTACTTCGCATTCCCGTGGGGCGAGGGCGAACTTGCCCGGTTTACGGGGCCGGAACCCTGGCAGGTCAAAATCCTCACCGACCTCCGGGATGGCTTGTTAACTCCCGAACAGGCCATCCAGCTCGCCAGAACTTCCGGTCACGGCATCGGCAAGTCCGCCCTCGTCGCCTGGATCATCCTGTGGGCGATATCCACGTTTGAGGACACCAAGGGCGTCGTCACCGCCAACACTGAAACGCAGCTTAAAACCAAGACCTGGGCCGAACTGGCCAAGTGGTTCCGACTCTTCATCGGCCGCGAGTTCTTCACCATGACCGCGACCGCGCTCTTCTCACGCGACCCGATGCACGAAAAGACTTGGCGGATCGACATGGTGCCGTGGTCGGAGCGAAACACGGAAGCCTTTGCCGGCTTGCACAACCAAGGTAAGCGGATCATCGTCGTCTTTGACGAGGCCTCGGCCATCCCCGACGTGATTTGGGAGGTGACGGAAGGCGCGCTCACCGACCTCGACACTGAAATCATCTGGTGCGTCTTTGGCAACCCGACCCGAAACAAGGGCCGGTTCCGCGACTGCTTCCCAGGCGGCCGGTTCGCGCATCGCTGGTCCTCCCTCGCCATCGACTCCCGCGAGGTCTCCTTCACCAACAAGGAGCAGATCGCCCGCTGGATTGCCGACTACGGCATCGACAGCGACTTCGTCCGCATCCGTGTTCGCGGAGTGTTTCCACGGATCGACGCGATCAGCTTCATCAGCTTCGAGCTTGCAAGTGCAGCGGCGGCTCGGCCCCTCGATCCGGAAATCCGCAACCTCGATCCCGTCATCATCGGCGTGGACGTGGCTCGGTTCGGCGACGACGCGAGTGTCATCTATCCCCGCTGCGGCCGGGATGCAGTGTCCCGCCCCATCGAAATCTATCATGGCATCGACACGATGCAGCTAGCTGCGCGGGTCGCCGCGGCTGTGGACCGCTATCACGCGGTGGCAGCTATGGTTGACGGCGGAGGCGTGGGCGGCGGCGTGATTGACCGGCTGCGCCAACTGCGAGTCCCGGTGTTCGAGGTCCAGTTCGGCGCCAACCCGGACGGCACGAACGTTCAAAGCGGCACCCGCTACTACAACAAGCGGAGCGAGATTTGGGGCGCCGTCCGCGATTGGCTGCCGACCGGCTCCATCCCGGCTGAGGTGCCCGGCAACGTTCAGGGCGAGCAGGCCATCACCCTCGTTGACGAGTTGACGGCCCCCACCTACGGCATGTCGGACAGTGAAGAAATTCAGTTGGAGCGCAAGAAGGACATGCGCCGCCGGGGCGTGCCGAGCCCGAACGTGGCCGATGCGCTTGCCTGTACCTTCGCCTTCCCGGTGTTTGCCCCGCCTATTCCGGGCACCGATCTTCCGCGGCAGCCCGTTGTTGCGGACGACTACAACCCCTTCGCTACTGAGAGGATGCTTGCATCATGACTTTCTTTGGTGGCGGCTCGCCCGCCCAGCCTACCCCCCAGACAGTAACCCCGGCCGCGGCGAGTGCTCCTGCCCCCACCCCGGCCTACACACCAACCCACGCTGACCCCTCAGTCATCACCGCGGGCCTGCAGTTGGTTGGTAAACCCGGCGCGTCGACCAAGCCCGAGTTTTCCACCAAGTTCGCCTCCCTCGTCGGCGGTGCGGGTGGCCTCGGCCGGCTTCCGTCACTGGCTCGGCGCAGCCTCATTGGGGGTGCCTAATGCCTAACCTGTCCGACGAGGTCTTTCAGAAGAAACAGGCGCAGTGGGCCGGGCTTCGTGAGGACCGTCTACCGTGGTGGAATATTTGGCGAGACCTCGCCGACTATTACCTTCCGAAGCGCTATGTGTGGCTGCTCTCCGACAAGGAGCGCAAGAGCCGCAACTTCACCAACCCGGCCATCATCGACGGCACTGGCACTCAGTCGGCTCGCATCCTCGCGGCCGGGCTGATGAACGGCATTGCCAGTCCCTCCCGCCCGTGGTTCAAACTCAAGTTTAAGGACTGGACCGACGACCTGGACTATGACGCCCGGGTTTGGCTGGACGAGTGCGAGCGCCGCCTGCGGTATGCCCTCGGCGCCTCCAACTTCTACAACACCCTCGCCGTTTACTTCCTCGACCTCGCGGTGTTTGGCACTTCGGCCTTCTCCATCTTCGAGGACCCGGACAAAATCTTCCACTGCCAGAACCACGCCCTCGGCGAGTATTATGTGGAGGTTGACGGTCGCGGGCAGGTCTGCACGTTTGCCCGCGAGTTTACCCTCACTATCTACCAGCTGGTCAAGGAATTTGGCGAGGAAAATTGTTCCGCCTCGGTCCGCGAGGCGTGGAATGAGAAGGGTGCGCGGCTGCGCGAGTATCGAACCGTTCGCCACTTGGTTGAGCCGAATTATCCCGACGGCTCGAAGGCGGTGCCGGAAAGTTTCACTTGGCGCGAGTTGTACTGGGACACGAGCGACTCGGATGTAATCAGCGGCAATCAGCACCGGCTGCTCCGGGCTAAGGGCTACAACGAGCGGCCCACCATTGTCACGCGTTGGGAAGTCTCGGCCAACGACGCCTATGGCACCTCGCCGGGCATGGACGCGCTGGGCGATGTCAAGCAGCTTCAGCACGAAAGCAAGCGCAAGGCCCAGGGTGTGGACAAAATGGTGTCGCCGCCGATGCTGGCTGACATCCAACTCCAGAACCAGCCGATGGCCCTGCTTCCCAACGGCATCACCTATGTCGCGCGGCTCGACGCGAACACCGGGGCGCGCCCGGCCTATCAGGTCAGCTTGCCCTTGGGCGAGGTCACCGCGGACATCAACCAAATCCAGCAACGCATCGCCAACATCTTCTACAACTTCCTCTTCAACAAGGTGATGAACCTCGCCACTGTCCGGTCGGCCCGCGAAATCGACTCGATCGAGAGCGAGCGGTTGGTGCTGCTCGGCGCGGTGCTGGAGCGCTTCGAGAACGAGGGCCTGGACCCGGCACTGGAGCGTTTCTTTAGCATCATGCTGCGGCGCAAATTGTTGCCGCCCGTCCCGGCTTCAGTCGCCCAACGCGGGGCCGAGATCGAGGTCGAGTACGTGTCCATCCTGTCGGCCGCGCAGAGTGCCGCGGGCACTGCCTCGACCGAGCGGTTCTTGCAGCTGGCCGGCTCTGTCGCGAGTATCTGGCCTGAAATTCGGGAGGTCCCGGAGATTGTCAACATCGCCGTGGACTATGCCCGTGACATCGGTGTCCCGGCTAAGAACATCCGCAGCAAAAAAGACATCGCCGCGATCATCAACCAGCAGAACCACCAAGCGCAGCAGCAACAGACCATCGATCAGGCGGAACAACTTGCCGGGGGAGCTAAGGTTGCGAGCGAGACTCAGGTCGGCGGCGGCATGTCCCTGCTGCAACAAATGCTAGGCGGAGCCCAATGATATGGCTCTTGCAAAACCTGCGGAGACGTGTTATCAATGACCGATGAAGAACAGAAAGCTCTTGCAGCAAAGAAAGCCAAGTATGCCGAGCAGGTCTCGCGGTACGTGGATAGCGGCCTCAACGCCGCCTTCGCTTCTCGAGAAGGCCGGGCAGTCCTCTGGTGGCTCCTCGAAGTCACGCATGTCTATGAGAACCCTTTTCGGGAAAATGCTCTCAAGACCGCGTTCAACTCCGGAGAGCTTAATATCGGGCCCCAACTCCAGGCCCGACTAATGACCCTGAA